CCCGCTCCGCCTCACGCGCAGCGCGGAGCTCCTCCTCCGGGACCCGCTCCCACCCCGGTAGATGCTGAAGCGCCGACACCGCCAGGTACGCGACCGTCGCAGGGTCATCGACCCGGCGGCACCTCACGAACTCGATAGCCACAGCGCCCCCTTCTCAGATCCGGAAAGCAGCGACGGTCACGTCGGTGACCCCGTCGTAGCTGATCGACGCCAGCCCGGTGGAGGCGCGGAACAGCTCACCGATCGGGCCGATCATGCGTTCCTCACCGGCCGGGACCGTGGACGTGTAGTCCTCGATCGCCAGGCCCCCCACCGTGCCCGGGGTGACGATCGTGACGGTGTGCGGCGACGCGTCACCGTTCTTGACGTGCAGGAACAGGTTTCTCACGACGCGGACCGTGTCGCCGCCGGAGTCCGCTGCTTCGTAGGTCGGTTCCAGGCCGCCGTCGGCTCGGGTGATGACCTGGACGGTGAGCTCCGCCATCTGGTCTCCTCCAGTAAGGGGATGTGGGCATGGGTGGGCAGCCCGCACAGCGGGCTCACATGGACAGGTGGGGTCAGGCGGGTTGGGTGCGCCAAGAGATCTGCAGCACCGCCACATGCACGCTCGGGACGAGCATGTCGTCACGCGTCGCCGGGCGGCGGTCCAACTCCAGCACCCCCGGGTACGACGACCGGCCCGGCACGGTGAGACGCCGCCCCACCAGCGTCGCCTTGCAGATGTCCGCCACCGCCACCGCGGCGTCCTGGGTGGCGCCGACACAGTTGAGCTGCACCTCGTAGTCGAGGTACTCGTACGGCTCGGCGATGCTCCCGTCGGTGGTGCCGGTACTGGGGTACAGCACCACGTACGGGACATGCGGTGAGTCGCCTGCCTGGCCCTGCCAGCCCGCCCCGGCGGGTTTCTCGCCGCGGCCCACCTTCACGCCCGCGTCTTCGAGCGCCGCGGCCACCGCGTCGGTGTGGGGGCGGGCGGCGGCGACCGGGATCACAGGATGTCCCCCGCCGCATGCGCCATCGCCGACATCGCGCGGGGCACGTGACGGTTGAACGCCGGGATCATGTACGGCTGCGGCGCGGTACCGGGATGCTGAACACGTGCGACGGGATGCTGCGCCCCCGGCCACCACAGCGCCCGCGCGGTGCGAGGCCGGATCTCGTGCGGCACCGTCCCGAACTCGACCGCGGCGCCGTACCGGGCGTACGGGCCGGCCTCGAACCCGAGGCGGTCCGCGTCGATGTCCACACCGATGCTGGCGCGGAGGTTACCCGTGTCCACAGGCGCGTTGACCTGCCCGGTGCGGACCACGTCGTGGCCGGTCTTCTCCACGATCCGCTCCGTCTTCGCCCGCACCCGCCGCCCAGCGGAGCCGAGGTCGTCGGCGAGGCGACGCACCTGGGATGCGTCCACCCGGACCCTCACGGCCCCTCCCCCTCCGGCTGCTGCAGTTCTTCGGCGACGAACTGGCGTTGCCACTGCTCGCTGCTGTAGTCGACGTCCGCGACCCGTGCGGTCAGCCCGACCAGGCCCGCGTCCGCGGCGGCGGTGACGGTGACGATGTCACCGACCCGGATGGTGGGCGCGTCGTAGCGGATCGAGATGTCGTAGCGGCGGGGTGTGACCTGCCAGTCCCCGCCGGTGCGTTGCCGCTCGTTGGTGGGCTGCGGCACCACCCGGCACACGCCGTCGTACACCGCCACGGCCGGGGGCTGGGTGACGGTCCCGTCCGGTCCGGTCGTGGAGGACCCGGTACGGCGGGTGATCGTGCAGGTCGACGTCATCGCGCTGGTAGCGACCGGCCGGTGATGGGTGTTCCAGCCCGCGTGGAACACGCTGGTCCCGTCGAGCGGCACGTCAGCCCTCCACCCATTCCGCGGCCTCCGCCGGGAAGCCGCGCCGGTACGGGTCACGGAAGTCCAGGACGTCGAACCCTGCGTCGTCGGCGTCGTTGTCCTCATCGTCGTCGGCTTCCTGCCGCAACCTCGCGGCGCGGGCCAGCAGAGCGTCCGACAGTTTCGCGCCGTCGGTGGTGAGGTCCTGGGTGCGGATCACCTTGAAGACCATCGCCTCCGACGACGCCACCACCTCCAGCGCCGCAGCCGCCGCCCGCTTCACCAGCACCGTGCCCGAACCGCGCGCCATGGCGAGGAACGCGGCGATCTGCACGTCGGTGAACAGCAGATCGGTCTCTTTGACGTCGGGGATGAGGAGACGCACCCGGCCGACGTCGGTGTCGTAGTCGATGGCCACGTCCCCTCCCCCCTACCGGTCAGGTCTCGATGACCCCGGCGGCCCGCAGCGACGCCAGAAGCGCGTTGATCGCGGTGCGGGTCGCGGTGACGTCGGCGCGCAGCGCGTTGAAGTCGCTGTCGGCGACCTCACCGGTCACATCGGAGGACGTGAGCTCGGGGACGTCGGAGACAGCCACGCCGGGCTCGAACCCCCCGACACCGTCGGGGAGCTGCCCCGAGGGGATCTTCCCGTCGGCGTCGAGGGTGGCCAGCCCGTGCGGCTGGCCCTTCGCGGTCTCAGCCATTACCAGGCTCCTTCGGCTTCGTGGGCTTCGGGGTGGTCTTCGAGGTGGTGCGGCGCGGCGCCGCCTTCGGCTTCGACGCCTTCACCGCGGCAGGCCGCTCCTGTGGCCCCTTCTCCGCCGCGGCGGGAGGGTTCGTGGTGGACCTGCCCTTCCGCGCGGTGGAGGCGCGGGCCGGGCGCTTCGACACGCCCGGCCCGCCCGTGTCCTCGACGGGGCCAGAGGACACACCCCTGCCGCCCGAGGGCGCCGAGACGGCAGGCTCACGCAGCTCCACCTCCCCTCCACCACCAGCCTGCTGCGGTGGTGGGGCCGGGAGGCGGTCCAGCAGCTCCCCGAGACGGTCGTGGATCGCCGCCAGGTACCGCTGCACCGGGTCCCGTGGGGTAGGCAGCCCCCCGCTCATCAGGGCGCGTCGGTCCCGGCGGAAGCGACACCCATCTTCGGGTCCATCAGCGTCCCGCCCAGGACATGCCTGACCTTGTGGCGGATCGCGTCGGTCTCGAAGTCGCCGTCCTCCACCGGCGCCATCCCGCCGCCGACACGGATCGAGTCGGGGGCCTTGACGAACACCTCCGGCTGCTCGTGACCCCGCAGGAACCCGACCTCCATCGCGGGCCGCCCCGCCATGGTCTGGCCGAACAGGTACCACGCCGAGTCACCGGTGGTGGTGTCCACGATCGGGAGCCACGGGTTCACGATCGGGGTGATCCGCCGCGACAGCCAGTTGTTCACCCGAAGCTGGTTGTTGCCCGTGCCGTCACCGCCACCGGACGCGGCGTCGATCTGCACCGCGTTGAGGATGTTGTTCGCGACGACCTCCAGCGCCGGCGGCACCACCAGGTTCAGCCGGTCGATGAAGATGGGGTTGCCGTCGGAATCGCGCTGCGCCGCCAGCGTCGTCATCGCCGCCTCCAGGCCCTCCACCGACAGGGCCGGGTTCCCGGTGACGATGTTGTTGTTCCCGCCGGAGAAGAACGTCGGGTTCGGGCCCGCGCTGGTGGCGTACAGCTCGGTGACGAACTTGTCCTCGGTCATCCGCGCGGCGCGGCCGAGGATCAGCGGGAGCTCACGGAACGCGTCGAGGTCGTCGTTGACCCGCATCTCCCACGTCCAGTCCAGACGCCGGCCCCGCTTGGTGACCTTGTACTCGTAGGACCCGGGGACGACGGCGGCCTCGGGGTACTCCCCGCGCTCCGGGACCTCAGCGAGCGTCGCGCTGGCGCCGTCGAGGGTGAACCGCTTCACGCTGCGGAAGTCGCGGACGGTGCCGCGGCGGGCGTACATCTGCCACGTGGACGGCCAGTCCTGGTACGCGCCGAGCACCTGACGGTCCAGGATGTCCGCGAACAGCAGGTTGAAGTCCGAGGTGGTCATGGCCTCCTCGAAGTCCAGGATGGCGCGCTTGCTCCCCTGGACGGCGCGTTCGTACAGCCGGGCCGCCTCCACCAGACGCCGCTGGTAGGTGCGGTCCGCCTCGCGGCGCTGCCGCATCCCGCGGATGCTGCGGCCGGCTCCCTCCGTCAGCCACGAGGGGCTGGCCTGCTCGGCGGGGCGGGTGCCCTCGTCCGGCAGGGTCGTGAGATCCGTCATGACATGTGGTCCTTCCCGGCTCTCAGTAGCCGACCTTGACTCGGATGGTGGACGTCGCCCCAGAGCTGACCGCGTCGAGGGCGTAGCCGAACCGGACACCGTTGGAGGAGTCCTTGTTGATCACACCGGCGTCGTAGTACACGATGTCGCCGACCGCGACGGCCGCGTTCGTGGTGGTCTCGCCCTTCACCGGCAGGCGGAACACCCCGTCGGTCTGGATGGTGGCGTTCCCGTCGGCGTTCTCGTCGGTGAGCGCCACGCCGGGGAGCTCACCGACGACGACGGGGTCGCCGGACAGGACGAGCCCGCCCGTACCGGAGCCGGTCAGACCGGACACGTCCGCCTCGAACTGCCGTCCCCGCTCGTACTCACGGTTGGTTGCCATGTCAGCCACGTCCCTTCGCGGCGAAGCCGGCCGCGTTCTCGCTCATGCCGATCGTCTTGAAGACCTCGCCGAGCTCGGACTCCACGTCGACCTGCGGCTCGTCACTGCCGCCCAGGCCGCGGACCTGCCCGACACCGGCCTCCTCCGCGAACGCGGCCAGGTAGGACCGCTGGTCCTCGATCGCGGCCTTGATGTTCTTCACCAGCGCCGCCTCGTCGAGGGCGCCGTCCTCGTTCAGGGGCACGTTGTCGCCGGTGACGGCCTCGATCACGCGGGCGTGCGCGACCTTCGGCAGCGTCGACTCCGCCAGCGTCGACTCCGCCTTGGTGCGGGCGGCGTCGTTCGCGCGGAGCCGCAGGTTCTCCTTGCGGGCCTCTTCGAGCTGCGTCTTGGTCTCGGCGAGTTCCCGCTCGTTCTCGCCGTGCTTGGCGATCGTCAGCTCCGCCTCGGCGAGCTTCGCCTTGGTCTCGGCGAGTTCGGTCCGCAGCGCCGCGGCCTCGCTCACCTCGGTCGTGTCCGGGGCACCGCCGCTCGGGGGGGTGCCCGGCTGGGTCGATCCGCTCATGCGGTTCTCCTCCAGGGGTTGGGCCGGCGCCGCCGGCGTTTCAATGTCCGCCACAGGGGCGGTCGTGACGGGCTCTGTGGCCTCGTCGTGTCTGGCGCGGGCCGCTTCGAGGACCTCGACGATCTGCCCGCCCCGCCCCGCTTTCGTGACGAAGTCCACGGAGATGCCCTCGGTGAGCTGGGTGATGATGGTTCCTTCGCGTCCCTCGGCCTCACCGTGCTCAGCGATCCCAGTCGCGCGGATGGACACGCCGATGTGGTCCTTCATCTCGTTGAGGACCTGCTGGAAAGGCCCGAACACGCGGGCCTCAGCGATCAGCGCTCCGTCGGCGAACCAGGCGTCCCGCGTGAGGACAGCAGCGAGGTCACGGACGGACCGCTCCGGCCGGTCCACCGTCTCGGTGGCGGTCGGGTGATCCAGGTACATGTGCAGGCCGCTACCGAAGATCTTGTTCTCGGCGGCTTCCCGGAGCACCGCCTCGCTGTAGTGCCCAGATGAGCCCCAACCGGCGTCGATCAGCTTGATCCGCATCAGGGAACCGGTCTTGTGTTCCCACCCGGCTGCCTCGACCAGGGACGCGGACTCGCTGATCGTCTCCTTCAGCCGCCCGGACGACGTCCAGTTGTCCGGGATCAGGCTGGTCTTCCCGAGGGCCCTGGCGCGGCGGATGATGTGGGCGCGGATCCGGTCATGGTCACCGCCGCCCCTCCCGACCGCGCGGATCGCGTTCCGCAGATCCTCCTCGTCCGCGATCGGGTACGACGGTTCACCGTTGGCGTTGCGGATCGCGTGCCCCTTGGCGAGCATCTGCCGGAGCTGCTCCGCGGAGTACTTCGCCTCCTCCACCGTGGTGTCGGGGGCCTCGCTGTCCACGAGGGTGTCGTCGGGCATCACTCCGTCCCTTCCGGGTCCCGGCATGAAGAGCTGAATCGGCGGCGGCGCGAGTGGCTCGCGCGTAGGCTGCCGCGGGTGAGCATCGAATGGGTCGATTGGGGTGACGCCGCCGCATGGGCGGCGTTCGGGGTGGCGCTCGTCGCAGCGTTCTTCTCGGGGCGTTCCGTAGCTGAAGCGAAGAAAGCCCGCATCGCGGGCGAGCGGTCCGCTGCCGCTGCTGAGGACAGCGCACGTGAAGCGAAACGCTCCGCCGACGCCGGGGAGGTCAGCGCGCAAGCCGCGGTCAGGTCCGCCGACGCAGCCGAGAAAGCGCATCAGCTCGCTGAACAGCAGTACCTCGACTCCCTACCGCCGCCTGTGGCGTGGGAGATCCGGCAGGTGCGCAAATCGACGTACCAACTGATCAACATCGGTGCGGCCACCGCCACCGGCGTTTCGATTGATCCGGATAGTGTCCGGATCGGCCGGCAGTTCCCTACGAACGCGACGGTCCACGGCAACGGCGGGTACGTCGAGTTCCTGATGTTCGGGTCTATGCAGGCCCAGATCCCGACGGAGATCGAAGTCACCTGGGACGGGCCAGAGTCCCCAGCGGTCGTTCCTGTGCAGAAGTTTTGATCAGCTCGTGGTGAGGTCTCGGACCGGGGTGGGGACGTAGCTCGGGCGCCATCCCGGGTTCTGCCGCAGCCGCGCAAGGTCAGCCCAGGTGATGGCGCCGGAGTCGAGGAGCGCGAGCCGCGCCGGCCCCATGATCTGTAGCTGCTGGCCGCGGGGCAGCGCCCGGAACACGGCCTCCGCGTCGGGGATCTCGTCGTCGGGTTCGTCCATGTCGATCCCCAGGTCCCGCCACGACACGGTCTTTGGGGCTCTGCTGCACCGGCACTGCTGATGCCCGAGCGGCCCCGGCTCGGTCAGCGGATGCTCGGTCCCGTGCATCGCCCAACACGCGGGACACGTCCTGGAGTCGAGGCGTGCGAGCCACACCCACCCGGCGACCGTGTCGCGGGACACGTCCTGCGTCGCCCGCGCCGCTTCACGCCACGCGTCGATCGTCTCCGTGCGGGCGATCACCAGCGCCCTCGTGAGACCTCCGTTGAAGGCTCCTTCGACGCGGCGGACCATGCGGCGCGCGGTCTCCCGAGGGTTCTCCCCGGTCTCCACACCGCGCACCAGTTCGGTGCGCATCGCCGCCACCGCCTCCGGTGTGAGTGGCCGGGTCAGCGAGTGGATGCGCTGCCGGGTGCGGGCACGGATGGTGTCGATGGCGCGCTGGTGGAACCCCGGCGCGGCGGGCGCTGGGGTGTGGCCGGGTGGGAGCTGTGACGCGACCAGGCCGGCCTGGTCGTCGGCGGCGCGGTCGATCACCGTGTCGGCGGCGCGGGTCGTTTCCGTCAC